TGATATCAAGGTTATCCCTTTTCCAGATATTCCGAACATCCATCCTAAGTATTGGTTTGGTAGCGATAATTTTAAATACGGAATGGCTCGCTGTTGGGATCGCCCAAAAACTTTCGTATTTAACACACACAATTTCGCAGACGATAAACCAACTGGGCGTTTCGTTTTTCTAGATCTTGATGTAATCATTCAAAACGATCTTACTCCAATCATCACATATAATATGGAGCAACCTACTAAGATGCGTTCTTGGTGGCAAGATCCACAGCCTATGACAACTCGTAAGTTTAAAATATCGCATGGTGCATTTACTAATGGAAGTTGTCAGGTATGGAGCGATGATCAGTGCGAGCCTATCTGGGAGGATGTATTAAAGCATCAGGATAAAATCTGGTTCACATATACAGATGGCACTGATAATTATCACAGTTGGCGATGGCGTGAGCTATGGGACTACTTCCCGAGCTGGATGGCATATTCTTATAACCGTGGTCGCTCATGGGATGAAGATGATTTGAATGTTGGTATATATCGTGAGAACTGTATTCTATGCGTATTCAACGTAGATCTATTGCCATTCGAAGACGCTTCTCGTGGTAGCACTAAACAAGATGAATTAGCAGACCCCAAATTATTGGAGCATTGGCAATGATGCGAGGAACAAATGCCGAAGCTTCTAAACTCGCCAGAAACTACATTCCCCAAGATAGTATCGGGGCTGAGATCGGAGTATGGAAAGCTGAATCATCTATTAAATTTTTAGAAAAGGCTAAATTTCTACACATGGTAGATCCATGGATGTTCGCAGTATATGATAAAGAAGATACTGGTTGGGTTGGATTAAATATTGATGATTTAGTGAAAAGAAATAATCCGCTTACAGGTGCCGAAACTATAGAACAAACTCAAGCATATGTTGAAAATGTATATTCAGAAGTTTGTGAGAAGATGAAAGATTATCCTTGTAAGATTTATAGGGAAACTTCAGATGAATGGTTTAAACATTTCGATGAGAGAGTTGACTGGATCTATATTGATGGCGATCATTCATATGAAGGGTGTTACAGAGACTTAGAAAATTCTCTTCGTATCGTAAACGATTTTATTTTTTGTGATGATTATAATGTTCCTCATCACGAAGGTGTGAGGTATGCGATTGACGACTTTTGTCTAGATAATAACCTAAAGCCCATTCAACTTTATGATGATCAATGTATGATTAAATTATGATGAAAGTTTATCTATGAATATTTACACAGTTAAATGGGGTGACAAGTATAGCTCAGACTATGTCAATAAAATCGCGTATGATATTGCTGCTGACTTCCCAGAAGCAGATCGGAAGATGTATTGTATCACCGATGACCCAACTGGTCTTGTAGATTTTGTCGAACCTATATTGATTCCCGAGGATAACGATCTCGAAAAGTGGTGGAATAAAATGTATTTGTTCTCACCTCTTGTAGAGCAAACAGGCGAGAAACTTTTCTTCGACCTCGATATTCTCATTCAACATGATATCACAGCCTTTGAAAACTTCGATCCAGGAATATGTTTAGGTATTGTAAAAACATGGTGGCACGACCTCGAGCGCATGCGCGAAGAAACTAAACATGTTCCCCACAAGTTTAGTGACATCAACTCAAGTATTCTCAGATGGAATGATAACTTTGATGGAGCAGAGCTTTGGGAATATTTTACTAAATATAAAAAGCAGATTATGTGGCATTATCGAGGCATCGATAACTTCTTGTGTGATAAACATGTAATCCCAATGAAGATATTTCCACTAGGCTGGGTCTACAGTTTCAATCAAGGTTATATCTATCCACAAGACACCGAGAAGCACGTGTATCGAGAGCTTCCGTATGTATGTTTATTTGATTCTATGGGTAAAAGTGAAGATGTTAAAATCTAATTTTTTAAGCAATTACAAGTTCTGGGGCGAGGCTTTCTATTTTATAGAGAAGAAAGCACCCCATAAATTATCAGACTTACGTCAGTGTTTCGAGCAAAATCATGTAGAAGCTGCAACATGGTTGGTTGAAGAACTAATTAAAAACCTAGATAACTGTGCCAGAAAAGAAAAACTCAAAGTTCTAATTTTAAACTCTTGGCTCGGTTTGCCATTAGTTCCACTACTTTGTGATAATATCGATGTCGGCGAGATTAATTTAGTCGATCTTGATCAAGAAGCACTTGACTTATCAAAAATTTTCCATAAGCATTATTCACAAGAAAAATTTGTAAAGCTGCGGCATCATAATTTAGACATTCCGTTCGCCTTCGAGGAACTGAATAAAATTGATGCTGACATTGTAATCGCAATCAATACTGAGCAAATGTATCCACTTGCTGAGCTAGTAACACGCAATCCCCTAGCAGTTTTTGCCTGTCAAAATAGTAATGTAATTGAAGAAATGTATGGAATTAATTGCGTAAATTCGATTGATGATTTAAAAGAACAGATCGGGCTTGATGAAACTTACTACGAAGGGCAAATTGAGCAAACATATTACTCCTGGGAGGGACAAAAAAAGTTCGACCGATATATGGTAATCGGCTCTAAGTAATATGATCTCGTAGTAATTGATATTGCTCAACACTGAGAACAGGTTTTTCTAGGAATTTTTCATAAAGTTCTATTTCAGAAATATAATCATAATCTTTAAGATCCCATGGATTGTATTGTATCATGTCATCTGTAAAGATGTAATCATTTCTACCTTTATGCACATCAACATATTTAGACAAGTTTTCAAACTTTAGTATGTGCGTAATTTTTTCATAATCTACGAGATGCAGAAATGGCATACCATGAAATTTAGGTTGTAAGTTTAATCTGCTACCCGACATTGCCCTTTCTTTCGGATGTCTCAATACCAAAACTTTTAAGTTGCTATCAAATTTATCACTATTAAATTGTTCAAAACTTTGCATAAATATTTTATGATTAGATTTACCAGTCAAATCATAGAGCAATGATCGACTACCACATCTTCCCATAACACCTAAATTGAAATATTTGTTGCTAACAACGGCTATTTCCATTAAGTAATATCCTCAACCATCATCTCCCACATATTTTCATCAGGGATAACGAACCCAACTGTTATTCTTGGACCACCTCCAGCACAATGCCAGACTGGGTTGCTTTGGTCACCATAATAACCAACTTTAGCAGACCAACCATCTGGGTCTGGTAATGTAATCACATTGCTGCCATCCCAGTATTCAAACTGCCCATCACCTGTATTATAATTAAACAATATATTATAACCAGGAACATCCCAATTATTATGCCAGCCCATAAATCCATCTTCTGGATAATATACATGCACTGCATTATGCCGAGCTCCTAAAAATTTAACAAGCTCATCAGTAAACCTTGAAGATTCTTTTTTAAATTTTTCGGGACATTTACTTCCAGGTCCAAAATGTGCGTTGCGAACAACTTCAGGTGGACCGAAATGTTCGCCTTCTTTTTTGCCCATCGGCTTTAACATCATTTCTTCTAAATACGCCATCGAACGTGAGTGCTCGAAAGAAGAGTTACCTTGATCATCAATAATTAGTTCTGATAAATCTTGATCAAAAAACCATTCACTGTGCTTATTTAAAATTTCTAGGATTTCATTATTTAGATCTATAAACTTCACTTTTCAATACCACATCTTTCGGAATCGTGTAATGAAAAACAACTCTATCTGTTCCTTGTAATTCATCATCGCGATAACCGATAACATAATTCCATCGCGCATCAGGCTGAGGAAACTCCCCTACCTTTACATTGAAGTTACCATTTTCCAACATATTCCACATAGTAAATGTATCCCATTTGCGAACCTCCTCGGGATATGGAGTCGGATCCCATGAAGGTTTCTGTTGCTCTAAGAACCACTCATACCAGCTGTCCATAAGTTGTTTGGTTGTAGTTGTGTTGTAAAGAAACAGACCACAGTGATAAATCATTTCAGTATCTTCAGTAGGTTTTGTAATTTTTGAATTGTAAGAGCGGTTTCTTGTGAACAAGATATCGTTGTCTCCTAGCAAATCAAACACTTCTGAAATATCTTCATGTTCTACCAGTGTGTCGCAATCGAGATACAAAGTCACATCATATGGTGACTTTGATAATGCCCAGAGTTTAGCTCGAATATGAACAGGAACATTATCTGTGTATATATGTTCAAAAGTTTCGCGAGCTTCATCATCTACCCAATCCTCATGAGTGAATAGAGTAATCTTAGCTTCTGGATAAAAATCTAAAAGGGATTGTGCCGAAGCCACAGCTGCATCATAATATGCTTTTTTTACTGTAGCAACGTATAGATAACCGTTATTCTTCATTAGCCAATGCTTCCTGAATCAGCAGGGTTGCATAGGCATTAATTTCGATAGGCGTTTTTGCTTTACGCAAACGCTTCTTGAGATCTCGGTTTTGAGAGTTTTTAATTTCTTCGACTTCGAACGCCTCAAGTTTCATATTAAAAAGAACTTCTTGCTTTTGTCTAGCCATAGTAGCTTCGGCACGTTCTTTGTTAATTTGTTCTTGGCGTTCTCGTTCTTCTTGATGCTGAGCTGTCAAACGATCGAGTTCTTCGATACCATATTCTGCCATAACAGCATCATAATCTGGATTATCACCGCCTTCTGATTCTGGACCAGCTACGATGTGTGTGACTGCATATTCGCCATTACCTTGTAGCATACGGCATACGATATGGCGATTGGCTTTATCCTGCCAAATAGGATCCAAGTATTTTTGGGATTCGCTCATTATATAGACTCCATAATATAATAATGTATTTTATTTAGGCAATTCTGACAAACAGTTTTTTGCTTTCCTGTGTCGAGGATGTTGTCAAAAGTGTCAAACCTGCATAATACCCAGTGTAAGTTCCTGAGTATGAACCAGTGTAAGTTCCTGAGTATGAACCTGTGTAGTAACCAGTATATGTTCCTTGGAAATAACCACCGATAGATCCACTGTAAAACAGTGTATATGTTCCAGTATAGTTACCAGCATAAGTTCCTGAATATGATCCAGTATAGTTACCAGTATAAGAACCTGTATAAGTGCCAGCGTAGTTGTATGAGGCACTATCTTTCAATTGGTCGGTAAGTGTTTCACCCATCTGTTGCCAAGTGCCACCACCAGTTGGTGCTGATGTCGATACTTCATATTTACCAATATTGTTTGCAGCAATACGGTTGCGGAAACGACCAACCAATGATTGAACATTAGCTTCAGTCATTTCTTGAATCGATTGGTCATCAGCATTTTTTACAGGGACTCTGTATTGTGCATCGCTAGGAACTGTTGTGACAGCTGTTTTCTGCCACAAATTTTTAGTGACTGTAGTTCCGTCAGTTTGTGTATCATCAATAGTGCCACGACTTGTCCATGTGCCACCAGAGGGTGCTGAAGCTGCAAGGTAATATTGTCCGCAACTATTGTCTGTCTGATCAACCATAGCCTTAATACATGGGTCAATAATTTCTGTATCAATTTCTGAATCTGTGGATTGTTCCAAATTACCTGAAGAATCAATTCTTAAAGGTCTTGCATCTTTACTATCTGTAGCTGTAGCAGTGCCTTGTGAGAATGTGTAAACTGTAGTTGAAAAATCATTAGCGACAATAGGATGGTCACCAACTTCTGAGTTATGGACACGGTCGGTAAATGTGCCGATAGAAGTAAAGTTAGCTGGAGCACCTGATGTGCCAACTTGAAGGGATCCTACACCTGTAGTTCCAGCAAATTCAGTTGTTAGAACTTCGGCAGTTCTTACTTTAATTTCAGCATCGGTAAACTCTTGCAGACCTTGAAAAACGTCAGTCGCAATGTTCGTGCCATCATGTTTAATTCTAACTGGACCAGCCATAATATATCCTTAATTTAATCTTGTGCCACTCGAATCATAAAGTGCTATAGGGCGCATAACTTCCCAATTCGTTGCATCCTTACAAACAAGAGTCATGGAAGTTCCAGTCGGAAGATCTTTAGCCGCATTAGCAGAACCACCATCAATCGAGTCAGAAGTGTTTGGGTAAACTTTAATATCCGCAGAAGTCGTGTTGTAAATTTCTACACGAAGACCTGCAACAGCAGCTTTCAGTTTGACGCCTTGACCAGCGGTTGCAGTTGTTACCACGTTGATAGTTTCAGTTATTGCTGTTGCCGTTCCCTGATCAGAACCAGCAGCAGTGATTGCAGCTGTGATACCATATTTAAGATCGCCTGACAATGTAGTAGTGCCTGTTACACTCAAGTCACCAGCAGTTGCTATATTACCTGATGTGGCAACTGTGAAGTTAGAACCATTTACATCGATACCGCCATCGAGCGAAGACAAACCATCAACATCAAGAGTGCCTGTGGTGTCAATATTACCAGATGTATCTGCTACGGTGAATGCACCATCAACATCAATACCACCATCAAGTGAAGCGAGACCTGTTGCATCGATTGATGTGGCAACTACAGCATCACCTTCGTCGGTTGATTGATATTGAGTTGCTGACACAGCAATGAAATCACGACCTTTTTCTGGTCCAAGTGACAGAGCAGCGTTGGCTGTCAAATCGTTGATTGATTCGTTTGTGCTAGGGTAAACCTTAATTGTAGCAGATGTTGAGTTAAAAACTGTCACCCTTGTGCCAGTTACAGCATCTGGGAGTTTAACACCTTGGTTGGCAGTAGCAGTGTTTACGATATTATATGTTTTTGTAAGAGCAGTGGCAGTGCCTTGCGTTGTGCCAGCAGCAGTAACAGAAGCATCAACACCGACGATAAAACTGCCAGTGACAGTCATATCACCTGCGCTAATATCGTCACCGCTCTGAAATTTATCTGTATTCAGGTTGGTAAAGTTAGTATCCACCTCTGTGTTAGTAAGAGGCGAGCCTTTACCTGAACGAGTAGTAAGTGTTGACATTTTTTATTACCTATTCTTCAGTATTGCTTGTAAAGCTGATTTTATATCAGCCAAGTCTTCCTTGAGACTATTTATATCATTACAAACTTCTTCCATACGAACAGATTGTTTTTTTCTGGCTTTATAAGCAGCTAATGCTGTCCGATCGGTGTTCATCAATATTCCAGATGTATTTCTTCTGTATTTATGATCTTCCATATTATGCCTGCAGTGCGATAGCTCTAAGATTTCTAACTTTAGGTGTTTTAGAAGTATTGCCTGCCAAGAAAACAATTTTAATGGCAAACTTTTTAATATTTTTGAACGTCGTCAGTGTCGGAGTGCCTGATGTGATAGCTCCACTAGAACCACCGCCACCAGTTACTGTTACAGTTGGAACAGTTGTGGCTTGATAACGACCAGGATTCGTGATAACCACAGAGCTAATAGCACCAGCACTAATCGTAGCAAAACCTGCCGCTTGTGTATCAGCTGTTCCACCTGACCAAGTCAGTGTTGGAGCAGAGGTATATCCTGAACCTGCCGTGGTAACAGTTCCTGTTTTAACACGATAGATGTCATATTCGAACACACCGCTATTCAGACCTGTTGATGGCGCAGAACCTTTATCTGGAATTTTATAGTTATATTCTACAAATTTACTTTGTGCGAGACCATTATCTTTCGGCGTTTCAACCAGTTCCATCTCTGTCCAGTATAAGTCGTTGTCAAAATCACCATCGTCTTCTTCAGAAATAGCCTTGATGTAAACGCCAATACTAGCATCTTGTGGAATTTGTGCGTCGACGAATACTTGAACATCCTCTGCTTCTTGACCATCATCGAGAGTAACAGTCTTAGAAATGTATTTCGCATTAGCAGAACCATTTTTAATTTTATTCTCATTAGTATCTGTATTATTAATAAGATTTTGTTGGATAATAAATGAGGATCTAGCTAAATCAATTACAGGCGACAATCTATCATCAGTTGTAGTCATTGAACCAGTAATATTGAAAGACTTATTACTACTCAAGTTAGCAACTTCGTTCGCCTTAGAATATACAGCATATTCTTTATTTGTAGAAGTCATTACGCCTTGCTTGAGATTAAAATCCGTTGTGCCCTTAGTTGATACACCAGTAGGAACTGTTGGAGCATATTCGTAACTAAGACCAGTTTTGGCGAAGATAAGTTCACCGATGTTATGTGTAATCTTATTGAACTTTTTGTCTTCAATAGTATCGATGGTAGCATCAGTAGAGCCATTCGTGATCACATCAGAAGTCGCGAAGTTTTCTTTAGTTTCACGAACTCGGGCAACATTGAAGAACTCTGACATATATTCAATAATACCAGTTTTTGTTGTGATATCAAAGATAGCACCAGTTCCCGAACCAGTTGTAGATGCCTGACCAATGTTAGCACCATCAGCAGTATAACCTGTGCCAAGATCACTAAATTCAAAGGTTGAAATAGCACCAGATGATACTGTAAGAACTTTAATTTTCGCACCCGTGCCATTACCGAAAGTATTGAGCGTAATAACATCATTGACTGCATAACCAGAACCTGCTGTGTCAATAGTTGCACTAAATGCATGGACGTTATCACCAGCTGCAGGATAACCATCAGTAAAGTCTGTCAACTTCAGATAATCGATATCAGAGTTTGTCATCTTTACTGTGCCAGTGTCAGCAGTATCAAATTTAGCACGATAGATCGTATATTTAAGATCTTCATCCTGATATGGAGTCCAAGTTTTGTTATTAGAAGAACTGAACAAAACACCGCTCGATGTATCAGGAGCAAGAATTCTTTCTGTTGTGCCAACTTTATTTTCGCCGAGCTGTGATACCCAAACTTCATAATTCGGATCGTTACCTGCTGGCATGATAACTAAGCAATATTCAGCTCCTGGTTTCAGATAAACAGGGCTATCGAAAGTGACTGTCGTTGCATTAAATGTAACTGTGCCATCTTCTGCTGTTGTTGATGTATTAACCTCAGATGCTTGTAAATATTTGGAACCATATGGAATAATCTTCTTTCCAGGGAATCCATTTACAGTTTCGCGAATCTGAATAGTTACACCGTTCGTAGTCGATTTAGATCTGAAATACAAATCTGCTTTCGTAATGAAGACACCAGTATCATCTCTCACAGAAAATGTTTGAGCAATAGGGTCATCCGACACCAAATCCAGGTTTAAATCTACATTACTATTAACGGTGAAGTCATCGATACGAACACCACTGACAACAGAACCGACAGGTTGTGGATCTGATGTGTTCATAGAAACTTGAATATTTGGTATTTGCGTAGAAAGCGACAATTCATTCGAAACAGCTGTCATACCGAAAGAGTCGAATGTCGCATCTGCACTTGATGTTACGAATGAGTCTCTATTTTGAGAATCGTCAGCAAGTCTAAATACTCGACTACCGATGCGAAATTTGCCTTCAGGGATTCTAAACTGAATTACCAGACGACCTTGTGAATCTGATACTAGATTATCACCATAATCGTTAGTTGCATCATTTAATATAGACCAGAAGTCATCGATATCTGACAATGCAGAGAATGAAGAATACGGAATAGGTTTACAGTTAGAAGCTACATCGTCGCCATCAAAGAATGGGTAGAAACGTGTCGTTGGTTTAAGTCTAGTTGCAACTACTGTAACAGTAATTGGTCGCATAAACTTAGAAAGAGAAATATCAGTTATTACATCACCGAATGAATCTTTGATAGTCTCACCTGATGTCGCGCTAATACTCAACTCTTTATTCGATAATGTGAGGTCTCTGATCTGCGTCGTTCCTGAGAAACTCGCATCGACTGAACCTGAAATTGAAGCTCTTGCTCTTACACCTTCAGCTCTATCAGAAGCCGTATCTAAAATAGGTGATGTATCTGAACCGCCAAAAGTGTCACCATCTCTTACATTACCCATAGTGAGTTGTGTGCCGCCTTCAAGACCAATTTCACCAAGGTCTGTAGCAAAACCTTCAATGGCATCGCCGATAGTTGTGATATCAATGTTACGTTCACCGCCACTCTCAATGTGAGTATAGTTATCAGATGGTGGATACAGTTCCATATCACCGCGCCAGTTAAACAGCAGATCGCCTACACAGTTTCTAAACTTGGAAGCAAACTCATTTTCGATGTATGCTTTATGGCTAGAAATATCGAGGTGGACTAAGTTACCTGTTCTGGTAACATTCGTTGAGTTGGTAGAATCGAATACCACATCGACGTTTTCTTCTCGGAATGTGCAAGTTCCGAACTTACCATGCGGATTCAAGGCATATTTCAAATCAGTGTTAGCACGGTTAGCCAAGTTGTAATCAACAAAATTGTCAACGAAGAAACCATTTTTAAATCTGTCATTACCACTCGCGTCTAGAATCAGTTTATCCTTCGTATCTCTCTCAAGGAAGTTCAACGCTGAATAATATTCGAGGCGGTTAATTCTGCTTTCAATAGCACCGATATCTTGCATAGTAAAGCGTCTATTTTGTCTCAGCCTTACTTGACATTGAAGGTCGCGCCTTCTATTCGCTTTACCGACGAATGGCGATATAGATGGATATGGTGGGATCGCGACGGTCGCCAGCGTCATCGTATCACTAGGTGCAACTGGTGGTGTCGGTGTTTTGGAGTAATCACCTTCTACAGCTTCCAATACACCCTTTTCTGTAAGAACGACTCTATCAATACGACCTAGATAATATTCAGCATCAGTAGTGAATGATTCGGTAGGAATCGGGAACTCATAATCAGCTGTATCATCAAGCTCGAAACTTTCGTTAGGGTTTTCAGTAGCCGAACCAATAGAGGTTGTATCAGCAGCAGTTTTCTTAACGAACGGACGGAAGTCAATACAATCACGCAGATCGAAACGTGACCCCAAATTCTCTGAATAGTAAACAGGGATTTCATAAGTAAAGATACCAGAAGCACCTGTGTCATCTACTGGATAAGAATCAACAGCAAAATATGTTGAGTTAGCAGAACCATAGTTTGGTGACAGAGCTGAATACTTAATGGTAATCTTCTTACTCGTTGTGGAAGAAACAGCAGTGCCTTTCCTGATGAGCTTAGAATGCGCATACATATTGTCACGTTGACCTGAATCGAGGATAAATTGATCTTTGAAGTCAGTTCCTGAAGTAAGATAACTACCTGAAGAAGCACCAATATATACATTTTCAATCTTGTAGATATTAGGGACACCTAAGTTCCATGGTCCATCAGCACCAGCAGGGTGTGTAGATGTATCAATGGTTACATAGCGGCTTTCAAGATTGTTAAAGCTCACAGGAGCTTCATCTGTCACTTTAATTTTGATATACAAACGCATATCAGTGGCAGTGCTCCAAGATGTGCCGAAGTCAAAGTTAATTGCGGTGCTAGATACTGATGTGATGTCAGAGGTTTGCACGTCCCAATGTTGACCTGCCGTATAAGATCCTGCACCACTACCACCAGTAACTGTAACTGCACTCTGAACAATAGCAACAATTTCCTGATCAATAATAGTTTGAGTCGGTGTGCTAGAATACGGGAATGTTTCATTACCAGTAACAGTAATTGTGGCTGTGCCATCTGTAGCAACTGTAACATCAAATGCTTTTTGGTATGTGTAATTCAGATCGTATGTATTACCAGTATCAACATTCAGTCTGCTTGTAGCAACAGTCGGCGATCTAAATACCATCTGGTTGAATGAAGTTTCTTTCAGAACAGCAACACTACTTTCAAGAACTGTGTCAGCGAAACCATCAGCTGTAGAATCTTCATAGTAGATCATACGAACGTCAGCGAATGCACCGCCATACATACGAATATCATAAAGATAGAGGCGATACTGAGCTGCGGCAGCTCCAGGAGTTCCAGATTCCCATCTAATCTGACGAATCCGAGCTTGACCGATTTTAGTCCCAACAGTTCCGTGACCAGAATAAGTGGTATCAGTAACAGCATTGGCAGCTGTGTCATACAGTTCTACCAAATCACCATCAGCGAGATCCCAATTACCACAAACTTCTTCAACTAGAACATAGTTACCATATGCAGTTGAAGTTGTAAACCCTTCTTCAATTACTTTACGAGTGCCTTTATCAATAGGAAGATGCGATTTACCAAGGAATGAACGCTTACGACCCTTTACAATACCGATACCATCGCTCACAGTAACAGCAATCTTGTCGGCATCACCACCATCTGCTAAAGTAAGATAACCATTATTATCAGGAGAAGTAGTTTTTAAATGTTCGCGGACACCTACATTAAATTGTTTAATAACATAGTTACCACTTTCATCGAAAGTTCTTTCTGCTAATTTGTCACCCAAAATACGATACTGATCAAGATCGTCTTGAACTGATGTTGTGAGAACACCATCTTCGACTTTATACATTGATACAAAATCAGCATCATTTGTTGCAGTCAATCCAAGTTTTGCGATAGTTGTAGTTACTTTATACCGATCGGCACCTGGAGCATTAAAGTTAAATGTGCCAGTCGCAGGATCTTGCAATGAAGAATCATCATCACTTGTTACCAGTGATTGAGTTTTCTTTACACCAACATAAGTGTTAGCTGCATTTTTATATTTTTCAAGAGTAATTTCTTGTGTATCATGTCTAACAAACTCACCACCAATATAAATGATACCTTCTTCAATGGTGAAAAACAAGCCATTACCAAAATAGTTACGTGTTACATCATTTGCATCTGTGCCGTTATCAACAACGAAAGTGTCACCATTGCGACCTGAATCATCAGAAGTAACAGTCAGAGTTTCACCTGACTCAAAATGCAAATATGTTCCTGTATCATCACCTTGTGTGTATGAGATATAAAGTGTTTTTTTATCTACAGCATCAGTGTCAAGACCAGTTTCTACTTTATTAATTGTAGCTACGATTCCAGAAGTTCCACCTGTAACAGTATCACCAATATAGTTAGCTAAATCATCATTGTTAACAGTAGCAGAAGAAGCATCAAGGTCATTAATCTTGATATAATCGCGTTTCTTAACGAGACCCTTACCACCAGCGACAGGTGTGCCATCAGTCAAAAAGTGATCAGCAAAAAGTTGTGCATTTTCAGAAAGAATAGTTTGAAGTTGTGTCAGCTCTCTGGCTTGCACCGCAACTCCTGGTTTGAACAGGATGCGAGCAAACTTTTTAGTTGCATCAAAATCGTCAAAATAAGGACTTGTATTGAAATTAAGAGCCATCTTTTTACCTTAAAAATTAAATACCACTTTTAGTGTTTCTACTTGGTTTTCATCACGAGTAATAGGTCTACGGTTATCAATGTAGAGAATCTCACCAGAGTGATTACTGATTTCTGGATTCGTAACCGCTGTAATATTTATACCAGTGTCACCAGTGGTTTTATTTGTAATTGTCGAACTTGAACTAATTCCAGGAAATTTTTCTAGTAGATATACTGTGTCATTAGTGCCGTCATTATCAGTATCTAAAATTTGAATAACACTAAACTCACCGCCATCATCAGTAGTCACGATATCGTCAAGATTAAACTTAGCGATATTGGCTGAGTTAGCTGTAGCAACGTGACATGGTGTGCCGATGTTAGCTGTATATGATGCACTTTCATCATAGTTATGTATATTCTTGATGATACCAACCTGACGGAATTCATTATCAACGATAATATCATTATCATCACTTGTAAACGATACTGTGATGCCCACGTTTTTAGCGAACAACTCGCGAGGTGGATTACCACCATGACCTGAAAATGGAGATACAACTGGTCTTAATTTAGCACCTGTGCCTGTGCCGATACTTTGTGTGATTTCGATTTCGATAAAGGTGTAATCAGATCCTGGATCTGTGACTTCAACACCAGTTATAGCACCTGCATTGTTTACAGTCGCTGAAGCAGCAGCTCCTGTTCCATCACCTTTAATAGTCAGAGTCACATCACCCTGAATATAGTCAACACCAGATGTCGTAATTTCAACGCGGTCTAGAGTGCCACTCACAGCAGCTGATTCAACAGCTGATTGCAAACTAGGAGTTTCTGTAGAACCCAAAGCTGCTGTTGCTGTAGCACCTGATCCACCACCACCTGTAAATTTGACGAATGCGAATGAATAGCCACGACCTGCATTAGTGATAGTCACCGAACTAACTGCACCTGCCGAAAGCGTGGCTGTAGCAACAGCACCCGTGCCATCACCTTCAATAATTACTGTTGGAGCTGATGTATATCCAGAACCACCTGCTGTGACTGATATCGAATCTATTTCACCATTTACATCAAATGCAGGATTACCTTGCCCAGATGTTTTACGAACAGGAATGAAATCATTAGTAAGGAACTTAGTTCTGTCAGCTGAACCTATCTGAAACATAAATTTCCAAGTGTAACCATCATCAAGCTCGAATGTATCAGTCCCAGTGGAAGTCGGTTTGATTGTGCTTGCCGAATTAGAATTATTGTTCAAACATTTGTAAACATTGAACTCATCGGTCATCACATAAAACTTAGCATCTGCAAGATTAGTAGCACCACTATAAGCAGCATGACCTGTAGCATATTCGTCATCATACTCATCATAAATTGTGCCTGTTTCCCAATCATACCTTTTAGAAAGTTGGACGGCATCAGATGCATTGATACGCTTTACGAAAAGCATATCATGCCGATATGTCGTCTGGTAATACTGCGAATCGCGTGGAGTATCAGGAGATGTATCATCATCCCAAGATTTAGCACGCGATGCGAACATATAGAAAAAGTCGTTCTCGTTGTGAATATCACGGAAGAAAGAACGAGCGTTTTCTACTCTGGCAGCTTGTCTAAGTAGTAGTGACATTATCCGACTCCTAAGTTAGATATTAGGAATCAGATACAGTCAATGTCCAAGTGATTTTCAGCGTATCAGAAGCACCTTTGTTCACAACTGAGAACACTGTGCGACAAAGCAATGTGCCAGCAGAAGCAGCGTTAAACACACCAGCTTCAGTAACAGCACCTGTGCCTGTGCCTGCTGGGAAGTCACCTACATATTCAACAGTGTTTGTTGAAACAGTTTGTGATGTCAGCGAAACACGAGAGGAAGCAATAGCTGTTTCCAAAGTAGAGTCGCCAGCAGCAGCGGCAGTCGTGCCAGTGCCAACTTCCATGTGTGACATACGAGTTGCAGGTGAAGATGCGCCGAGACGGTCAGCAATATGATCGAGACCATCATCAACAACGAGGTTCTTCACAGTTTGTTCTTCTTTGAGATTACCATTTTGGTCGAACAATTGAATGTGGACGCGACCAGCGGCTCTCATTTTTTCAGCATCAAAAAACATTTAAATTCTCCTAGTTATATAGAATGCTTGT